GGAAGCGAATCGTTCCGCCTTTTCCGCGTTGGAGTCTGAAACTGCCTGAAGGGCGCCGAGACTCTTCAGGGTACGAATGTGATTGCCGCCCCAATAGCCGCAACCCAAAACCGCAATACGAGGTGCCATGAAACTTAGCCTTTGCTGATGCCAAGTTCCATATCGGTGCAAATGATAGAAAACAAGATGAAACCTATGCGAAGAACGCTTGACAGGGTCTCGTTCCGCACATATACCGCCGCCATTCCTTGCAGGAACAACGATTTGTACGCTCGAGTGGCGGTGATGAATTTGTCTCTGTAAAGCGACGCGTGGCGGAGTAGCTCAGTAGGTTAGAGCAGAGGAATCATAATCCTTGTGTCGGGGGTTCGAATCCCTCCTCCGCTACCAAAAATAAAATATAATCAATAATTTAGACAGATTTTTGGGCAGTGCGCCGCTCGTTCCTGACATTTTGACGGCGGTTTTAGACTGTAGCGTGTCGCGCGGTTTTGCATTTTTGACACCGCGTTTTGCAGCAAATCAAAATTTTTAAGCGGACGTTTAGGAGCCGTTTGAGGGGCATTTAAGCCCCTCTTATTATTTCAAGGTAGCGCGGAGGCTCATCCCGAAATAATCACCTCATTAACGGGCTTCGCCTTTCCGCCTCCCGCCGTGTAGCTAAGCGACACGGTGTCGATCTGGAACTCCGAAAAGATCGAGCGGATTTCAGGCACATCATTGATTGACAGTATGAACCGGCCTGCCAGTCGCCCAAGGCGCTCTGCCATGACTTCGTATTGATCCCGGCTGAATAGCTCCTTGCCGTAATAGTCCTCAGTGCCCCAATATGGCGGGTCTATATAAAAGAGTGTCTCTGGCCGGTCGTACCGATCCACGAAGGCCAGCCAGTCAAGGTTCTCGATCACAACGCCCGCAAGCCGTTCGTGCACGTCCTGCAACAAGGGTGCGAGCGTCGTCAGATTGAAACGGGAGCCACGTTCCCGATCCACACCGAACGAACGGCCTGCAACCTTGCCGCCGAAGGTGAGCCTCTGGAGATAGAGAAAGCGCGCTGCCCGCTCCAGGTCGGTCAGGGTGGTCGGATCGCTTGCCTTCAGCCTTTCGAACTCGCGGCGGCTTGTGATCTGGAAACGCAAGGTATCCATGAACTGCGGATAATGCCGCTGAAGAATACGAAAGAGGTTCGCCACATCGCCCAATCGATCATTGATGAACTCGGCACGAGGCACCAAGGTTCGCCGGAAGAAAACACCACCCATCCCGACAAATGGCTCGGCATAAAGCTTGTGCGGTACGGCATTGATCTGCTCGCAGATACGGCGGGCGAGTTGCTTCTTTCCGCCGATGTAGGCTGCTGGCGGCGAAACTGGATCGACGGTGGTGAAGGTTTCGTGGAAGTTCATGTGTACGGATATCCGAGAATCAGTCACAAGCCGCTTGCCCGAAAGGGCGCGGATGCGACGGTTATCTCTAGCTGCTGTCGGGCGGGTTTCTATCTTGCCGGATTTGCCCCGCCGCCACGAATTGACGTGGCCATCCCTACTTCTGCGTTTATGGTGTCAGACTGTCAGGAGTTTCCCTTTGATTTTGAGGCAGAGAGTGCAATGAGCGACAAGAAGGAAGAAACCAGAGCATTCGGTGTCATCGAGCGACGTGGCGAACTTTGCTCCAATAATCCCAAGCTTGCCACCAGCAAGGCTGACGGTGAGCGGACAGTTTCCAGCAGCAAACAAGAGAAGCCACCCGCTAGGGATAATAAGCGATAGTTCATTTCAGGCGGCGGATATCGACCTGTGCAATCTGGCTTTTGGGGATATACGTCAGGTCAGTTCCCCATTCGTCTTTTACGTCTGCAATTTCAGTGAAGACCGTCTCGCCGGGCTTCTTTATATGTGGGACATACATCAGGATATCGCCCTCAGGTCCAAGCGTGCAGCCGGGATTAGGCTCATCCTCAAAATCCTGCAGATTATTACATCCAAGCCATGTCCCGTCTTGAAGCAGGACGTAAAGTTCCCGAACACCGCCATGTCGAGCATTATACATGGCAACCCATGCGCTGGGTGTGTCGTCATTATAAGTGACGCCCGTCGACCGCAGCACAGTATAGAGAATATCCCGGCCCATCGCATTCCAGAGTGCTCCGCAAATAACGGAACCGACAAAGGCAATGATCGACGCCCACGCGACCGCGATCTCCAGCTTGTCGGTCATAATCTGATAAATGCCAGCGGCGATTAAGCCAAAGATCAGGGTTACAAAGCGAGCAGTACGTGATAAAAATAGGACACACCGACGATTTCACCGTCATCATTGTGGCGATAGAGCATAAAGAATGGCTTCTGGTAGTGGCTCATCACTCTTTCCCCTTTTCAGGCGCTTCAAGCTCGATGCTGGTGGTGTAGGTGTCTTCAAAGCGATGCTCGACGCTGGCGGCACGCCATTCGCCATCGAACTCCTTGCGGAAGCCCAGGGCATTGATCGGCGCGTCTGCCATGACTTCCGGCGTACCGGCCATGGTCAGAGAACCTTGGCCGGTCGCCCGCGCCAGCCGCGCGCCTTCGGCTTCCGCCGCTTTCTTCGCTTCCGCCTGGGAGGCATAAACCGTGCGCAAGCGGCGCGTTGGTCCCTCAAGGCCAGTGGTGTGTTCTTCATAAATTGTCTTGTTGCGGCGACGGTCGTACCAGCCAGCCGCCGCCTTGCCGTATTTCGGGCGCGGCTCAACCGAGAACTCGCCTTCGGAACAATCGCCCTTCGTGATGGTGATTGGCGGCAAGCTGCCACGCTTCAGGAACAGAAAGGTATTATCCTTAATCGAGAACAGCGCGCCGGTGCGGTCAGCAAGGCGGGTCAGAAAATCGGCTGCTGATTGGTTGGAGCGGGCAATATAGTCCAGCTTGGTGTTCGCAAGCTCTGGACTGACCTTCGCCTTGTAGCCATGGCGCTTGGCAAGCTGCTCAACGATCTGCCCGATCGTCGCACCGTCGAAATGCTCCGAAAGCGGTTCCTTCACATCAGCGCGCAGCTCGGCGGACTTGCACGAGAAGGTCAGGCGCTCGCCATCGCTTCCAAAATTGTAGCTGGCGCGTTCAAAGACAAAGGTGCCCATCTTCCATGTGCCGACGCCCTTGAAACCAAAACGGATTTCAATCTTCGCACCCTTCTGCGGGATCTCGATCTCATTGCCGGTATCGTCAAACACCAGCTCCAGCGTGTCGGCGCTCTGCCCCGGTTCATCCCGAATGGTTGCGGAGATAAGGCGCTGATAAAAGGCATCGTGGACGGTTTTGCCCTCGATACTGACTTCGATAAACGGATGCGATCGATCCATCAGCTCCAAAGCCTCACAGTCTTGATCTCGGTGGAAATGGTCATTTCCGGCATGGTGATGATGGTGCCGCGTGGCAGAACGAGACCAAGCCGCGCCAGCCCCGAATTGGCCGAATAGGTGGCTTCCAGATAGCCCTTGAGCTTGGCGACCTGGACGCGGTCGCCAATCCACCGCATGAGATAATCATAGCAGGCAAGATCAAGCGTCACATCTTCCAGATCGACCGTGACAGTTCCGGCAGGGATCAGGCGCACAGTCATCCGAACAGCCCCACCGGCTTGCCGTCGCCCGAAAACGGCGCAACCTCGATCGAGAACTCGATCTTGCGGCCAAAGCCCTGCCGGTTGATCAGAGATTGCGTGTCCTGGACGTTGAGGATGACGACGCGGCCAAACAAGGTCGCAGCCATGGAAAGGCCGGTCGCCCAGCCGAGCATCAAAACAGGCTGCGCTGCGGCCTGCGTGACACGGATCGCCTCATATTCGGCACGGCCTCCCATTTCGTCGGGATAAAGCAGGCCGGTAATGGTGAGCCGGTCATCGCCATAGCCGGTAAACTGGCGACCAGGACGTCCGCCGAAACGGCTGATCGACGGCCACAGCGCCTCGGTGCTGCGCTCGATCTGCTGGAAATTCAACGGCGCGATCTCGAAAATATGAGGTCCAAGCGCGAGCAATGGCGTGCCCATCTATTCGGTTCCTCCATGCAAAGCTCCGGATTTTCCGCTCATCAGTTGCGCGCCGCGTCGGCCAAACTCGGCCCCTGCGGCCTTCACGGCAGCCTGTGGATCGGAAACACCGGTAATGTGGATCGGACCTACATTCAGATTTGGCGTCTGGCCGTTGACCACCGTAATCGTCTGATCGACCTTGGCGTCACCGAGTGGATTGCTAACGTTTGCAAGTGGAGCTTCACCGCTGTTAATTCCGGGCGGCACAAGCGCGCCCGCACTGGAATTCACGGCATCCTTGACCACATTGACGCCCTTACCGACAATTCCCATGAGATAGGTCAACCACTCCGGCGGCGGCGGCCAATTGATCTTGAGATCAAAATTCAACAGCCCCTTCAGCCAAGCGATCTGTTCGTTGAACCAGGTCTCAATCTCCTTCCAGAGCGATTGCAAGCCGTCCCGCAGCGAACCCATCCAGCTCACGCCAACGTCATAGAACTGCTTGGCCTTGGCCTTTCCCCAAGCCGAAAGAGCCTCGGCGGGAACAACGCCTTGCTCCAGCCCCATCATGGCATTGGCACGATCCTTCATGCCCTGCCACATCTGGCCGAACCAGCTTTTCTCCACGTCCTTTTCGATCTTTTTCCAGCGCTCATGGTTTTTGCGCACCTGTTCCATGCGCTCTTCCGGTGTGCGGCCAAGATCATCAAGAATTTCAAAACCAAGGGTCCATATCCACGAAGCGGCTATCATACGGCGAACAGCCGTCGCCATCGTTCGGGCGCGACCCTGCGTAGCGATAATCTGACGGCTGGCTTGAGCCGCCCCTGATGCAATGCCTCGCAATCCGGCTGCAACCACGCGCGAGGTGGACGCCAGCAATCCAAACGCACGACGCGCAGCAACCGCTCCCAGCCGTATCAAAAGCCAGCCCTTGGCAACGTTACGGCCTGCGCTGTTGAATTTCAGGAAGAAACCGAGCAGCGGCAGAATGCCTGCACGCATGCCGGCGAAGACGACGCCTAACACCTTGCCCGCGATCGAAAGCCCCATGAGCGCGGCGATTGCGGTCACAAGGTACTTGGTGAGTTCTGGATTGACCGTGGCCCATTCCGCAAATCGGTCGATGATCGCACCGACCTGTGTCGCCAGTTCAAGCAGGGTCGGCAATAGCTGATCACCGATGACGATAGCGCCACGGTTCAGCTTATTGACCAGAAGCTCCCACTTTTTGACTGCGCCTTCTGCCTGTTTGGCGGCCTCCTCGGTAGCCGAACCGGCATAGTCGCTCTGGTTGGCTACCAGTTGCAGAGCCTTTGCCAGAAGCTGCGGATTGTCGATAAGCTTGGCAAAATCCTTGTAATAATCCTGACCGACGATGTCTTTGAGCGCGGCCTTGCCCTCGTCGCCCTTCGATGCCAGCAATTCAAAGAATTTCAGGAGCGCGGTTGGGCCTTCGTTTTGAATATCCTTCAGGAGTTTCTCTCGCGAAACACCGATTTCTTCGAATGCTGCATCAATCTTCTTGCCACCGGCCAAAACGCGGGTTGAGAAGGCAACCATGCCACGAGCCGCCGTTTCGGGAACGGAACCGGCTGCAACCATTGCCGTACCGATCGCCGCCATCTGAACGGCAGACAATTTCAATGTACCGGCTGCGGCATTGGCCCGGTTGGTGAAATTCGTGATCTGTTCGGCCTTTGCGGCCATATTATTCGACAGATGGTTCGTCGCATCGCCCAGGTCTTCTATGCCTTCCTGGTTAAGCTTGTAGACGTTGCGAAGCTTGGCGAAGCGCTCGCCGATTTCCTTCCCCGCCATATCGAATGCGACAGAAGCCTTGGCGACATAGGTCGAGAATGCCTCCAGTTCCTCTTGCGGAATATCGCCTTGTGCGGCTTCCGACATAAGTTCAAGCAGGTCTTTTGCGGCGATAGGAATAAGCGCACTCGTGTCGAGAGCAAACTTGCGCAACTGTTGGATACGCTCGACCGGAAGATCATTGAGGACTTTTTCCAGCCCCTTCATGGACTGGTCAAATTGCGCTGCCTTGATGACAGGCGCGCCGATGGCGAGCGCCTGACCAAATGCCCCAAGCAGCTTTCCGCGCGCCTGGGACAGCTTTATTTCCGCGTTCTTGGTCGCAGCCTCGATATTGTCGATCGAGAAGCCGGACTTCAACGCATCGGACGCGCCGCTTTTGAAGCGGTTGATGCCGGAACCAATGTTCTCCAGCGCCCCGCGCACTTTCTGCGCGGGGCCGGTGAACTGGTCAACCAACCGGATTAGAAGTGAAACATCCATATCATTCGTCCGGTTTCGCGCCACGGCCTGTCAGGCGAGGAATTTCCGCCCGATAGGCAAGCATTTCCGCCCAGGGGAGCTGGTCTATGTCGTCAGGTCGCCAGCGGAAGCAGGCAGCGATGTCTGCCCCGAATTCGAAGACGCGAAAGAGCGGAGTGCCGGAAAAAAATCGAGAAAGCCTTCCGCAAACTTCATGAGGTCAAGCGGATCGATCTCATCGATGAACTCAGGCTTTTCATTGCACATGCTGGCGATGATGCTGGTCAGCTCATCTAGCGTTTCGCGAACAAACAAGGCGCTGATGACGTCAACGGCAAGCTTGGCAACGTCCACGTTGTCCTTGTCGATCTTGACCGCCGAAGGCTCCTGCTCGCCGATAATGCCCTTCAACACATCGGCGCCGAGCAAGACTGCAAGTCGCTTGACGTGAATCGTGCGCGGGCGACGCATTGTGACAGTATCGCGGGAGGCTTCTTTGCCGTCCTCGCCTTTCACCGGCACCGGGAAATCGAGTTTGATTTTTACTTCAAGTTTTGGCGTAGGTTTGGTCAACTCGTTTCTCCCTTAACCGAACAGAATGCGGCGGCGCGCGGTGTTGTACGGCTGGAAATTCCAGATATCCCAGCCGCCTTTCTTGAATGAGAAACGATGCATGATCTGGTTGTCCCAATACTCGGTATAGGTCCAGATACCGTTGATCTCGTGGTCATAACCGGTGGCCTTGCCACCTGACATTTCTTCGCCCTCAACCTTGCTCAAGCGCCCCTGCACATCGATGGCGTGCTCATGTTCCTTTCCGTCCTCTTCGGAAATGATGAGCTTGCGACCAGTGAAGGGATAGCGGATGCCGGGAGCGCCACCGAACAAGGCGATTGTTTCCGGCGTGTGGCTCTTGATCTTGAAAGGCATGGTGAACGGCTTGACGCCCAGGCCGGTGATGTTGATCGCCATATCGCTGCCGCCTGGCTGGAATTCTTCGGTGTTTTCTTCCAGCGTCGGCAGCTTCATGGTCTCGATATCGAGCGCCAGATTGGTGTTGTCGTTCACATAGAGCGTAAAGCCCCGGATGATGCGCAAAGTCATGGGTAGCTCCCGTTAGGCCGCGACCACGTCGCTGAGATTGACGGAGAAAGAGACCGAGGTACGACGCTGAATATCGGCGGCGAGGTTGTCGAAATACTGCTCATTGCGGCGCGAACCAAAGATCAGGTCTTCAAGCGGCGGGGCTTCTTCGGCATCGAACTCGACGCGCAGCTTGCCGTCCCGCAAGCTGGCATTCGTATTCGTCGCCCGTTCCCAGAATGCCCGACCACCAAGAATGGCTCCGGCAACCGTCAACTCGTCCAGAGACTCCTGAAGCGAACGCATGACGGCCATCACATGCTGAGCTTCTAAATTTGCATCATTCGCCCAGCGGAAAGACCGGATGATGGTCTTCTCGATCGTGGCACGGGTACGCACCACATTGATGAATTTCCAAAGCGGATCATCGGACGTGGTGCGATTGCCCCAAAGAATGCGGCCATTGGCGGCAAACTGCCCGCCGATACCCTGAACCAGACGCGCTGGAATGAAGGTGGCGATGCCCGCTTCGTTCAAAAGATTGGCTTCGTGATCGATCTCGCCGTCGAAATAGGTGATCGGGCGCGCAGTGCCGAGAATGCCAAGCGTTTCCTGATTGGAGGGAGACCAGTACGGCCCGCCCTTTTCTTTGTCGCGCTTGATAATCAGCCCGGCAGCAAAGGGCGAAGCGGGCTTGGTGACGATATCCGTGCCGCTGGCAACCCGTACGAACGGATCAAGCAAGTAGCAATAACGCGATGCAAAATCGGCCCGATATTCGAGGCTCTTTTCCCGCGTAGGTCCACCGGTGTCGAGCACAGCAACGGCACGGAGCTTTTCGGCTACCTGTTGCAGCGCATCGGCAAGCGGGTTCTTGGCGTTGTCCACGCGACCGGCTGAATGGCCCGGTGCAAGCAGAATATCAGGTTCAACCCCGACATGGCCGAGCGCGTAGGAAAGCGCATGAACGCCGGTCATGCTCGCAGCCGAGCCGATAAGGTTCGCCATAGTGGCTTCAGGCGTTGCACCTTCCTCGACGCGGCTGAATACCAGCATTGCTTCCACGCCCTGGGCACGAACCGCATTGACAATGTCGATTGCGGTGCCGGTGGTTCCGAGCGCAGCAACTTTGTCGGCCTCGTGGGTATAGAATGCCACCGGCTCACTGACAGGAAAAACCTTCGGATCAGCATCAGGTGCGATTACGGCAGCACCGATGGTCGAAACGTCCGCAACTTCCATTGAGCGGGCTTCGGAACCCACCGAAATGACGCGGGTGCCATGGTTGAAAGATGAAATGGCCATTAAGTGTCTCCAAAACCCGTTCTAAAGGGCGCTTAAAACCGTCTTGGAGAGAATAATCAGGCCATAAAACAAAACGCCCCTGACAGTGTCAGGGGCGGTCAGAGACTGATCCGATCAGAAGGTCGGTGGCATATTAGGCAGAATATTCGCATTCGCCAAGATCATTGTCATAACTAGGCGCAAAGGCCAGGCGGGGCGGGCAAAGAAAAAGCCGCCCGGAAGCGGCGGTTGTGAGCAAGATTGGGGTTGTTCGCCGGTAAAAGCAGTGAGCTTGATTGCGGGCATAATTCACCTCTCGAAAGAGGCACATCATGCGCCGAGCCTTTTTGTATCAGACGATCCGCCGCTGATCAAACGAACGCGCGAACGGCACGCGCTGCCAGCGCTTCTCGGTGGTGATGTTCACCCATATACCCCAAATGCCGATCCTGACACGCCGAAATACTCGCATCGTCTCGCGCAGGAGCCGCGAGGGGAGTGTCGGCCGCACATAGGTCTGTTTGCGTTCGGCGTTGAGCGTGCTTGTCAGTCCGGCCTGCCGACACAGCGCCGGGGTGCATTGATAAATCACCAACTGTTCGAATATCCCGAAGGCCGGATTGAAAAGGAAATGGTCGATCGGAGCCGATACCTTTTCCATCTTCGCGACAATGCGTTTGGCGGCGTCTCGCGACACGATATAGCCAGCGGAAAGAATATGGGTGCTGTGCAGGCGTGCAATGGAATACTGCGATTCCGAACAGGCAACGGGCCTGTCAATAAGCACCTTCTTGCCCTGCGTTTCGATTTTCACAATATCCGCATCGCGCGGAATCCAGTCTGACCGCGTCAGAAGGTCGGCGGCGTCGGCGGCGAAGGCGATATCGTCCTCAACGACAATGGCGAAAGGCTCGCTTCCTGCCGCGATGGCCTCCAGGCAACGCCGATGACTGAAGAAGCAGCCAATTTCGGCTGGCGTCAGGCCGGGCTTCCAGCGCCGGTCAGGCGCCGACGCGGCTGCAATTTCCGAAGCCGAGAGCGCGCGGCCATCGAAAGCGCTGATGCGTTCAAATTCGATGCCCAACCGCGCGAACTGATGCGCCATATGTGTGAGACGATCCTCGGACCGATCGAGATTAATCAGATAGCATTTCATGCGAGACCCCAAGAGTATCAACTCATAAGGGTGTCTCAACCGGGCGTCAATCAGGCAGGAAGGGTTCACCATAACGAGGTCGGGGCCTCTTTGCGCCCATTTCAGCGCCGCCTCAATTTCCACTGACGTCTTGGTCAGAAAAAACGGTGGAGATGACGGTAGCGTGTCCATGTCCGCCGCTTCCTCCAGCGCGTCCAGCCACTGTTGCACAAGCTTGTTCTGCGCGTCGAGACGCCCGTTATACCGGCCGGAAAACCACGCGCTGAAGGTGCTTTCCGGCATGTCGATGCGCTTTGCGGTTTCGATCTTGCTCCATTTGTTGGCAGTCACTACCGGCAAGAGGCGATCGATCAGCACCCACCACGTATCAATGTCCTGTTGAGTGCGGTTGGCGGTCAGTTCAGGCCCCGTCAACGGGCGTTCCCAGGCACCAGCTGCGCGATTGCCTATTGTGTTGCTCACATCTTTCATCTATTAGGTTCCTTGATTGTTTGGACTATCGGGCGGGATTTCTCCCGCCCTTCTTTTTGGAACCGTACTCACTACTTACCGGCTCATGCTTCCCTTGCGGGAACTGGATTACCGTGGGTTCGTCCCCACGAAGCGCGCGGGCAAAGCCGCGCTCGAAATCTTCCTGACTGATTGCATCCGCGACCGCTTCCTCCTTCATCGCAAGATTGCCTCTCGCGATGCGCGTCACCTTCGGACGGACGGGCTTAGGTTCTTCGGTTCGGGCTTTTTCACCCTTGTAGATCAGCTCACCCAACTGCTTTGCGGACAGCTTCTTTTGTGCATCGGCGGTGGCTTTCAGGCCCTTCAGGTAATCGCGGCGGGCACGGGCATGGTTGCGGGCGGCATCCTGATCGAAGAAGCCAGTATCTGCGATACATTCCGCATCGCAGATCAGCGCATTGTTGAGGTCATAGACCTTGATAGAGCCGTGAAGATCATCTGGATCAAAACGGATCGTGATCTTCTTCCCTGCATGTTGCGTCAGAGCGCTATTCCAATATCGGTTGCCCTGATAATGGATTTCGCCATTGCCTTTCTGTGTGCGGATGACCTCGGATGCGAGCAGCCAAAGCGATTTCTGCGCGGCAGTCGGTTGACTGACGATTGCCGTTTCCATGCTGGCCGCAAAGGTCTCGTCAAAGCTGCGACCGGCACAATTTGCCGCCCGGCGCCCCGGCTGCGCATTATGTTCCGCGACCTGCGCCGAAACATGCATGTGCAACTCGGCAAGCGGAATGACGCGCGTGCCATAATTCTCCGGTTTATTCGCCGGGGTATTGCCGGTATAGGCTCCGGCGCTGAATGGGTGCTTGGATATGTTCTCAGCCAGATCGCGCCATGCGCGTTCGATCGGCTTGGACTGGCCTGAAAACGGATTGGTCCAGTGGATTTCGACGCCGAGCGTCGTCAACAGGCCGCGCGGGTCTTCGTCCTTGACCTTGAAGCGATAGCGGTTTTCCGCCCCGCCTGAAATCCATTTCGAGGTGAAAGCGCGACCGTTGTCGAGGACGATCCCTTCGGGGATGCCGAAATTTTCCACCATGTCGCCAATGACGAGGCGAACGGTTTCCTTGTTTTCGCTTTCAGACAGACGCCAGGAGAGGATTTTGCCAGAATAAAGGTCTTGGATGCCAAGCAGGAACATGCGCACCGGTTCGTCCGACCATGGCACTTTGACAAACAGGTCGAGCTTGTGGCCGTCCATGTTCACCATCTGCATGGCATGAAGATTTGCGCGGCTGCGGCGCTGTGCTGGATAGAGTGTTTTGGCTTTTTCCTTGCCGTCGCGAGCCAAGGTCTGGACCTCGGCAGGCACTTCCGCATCCAGACGGCGGCGCAAGGCGCGTTCCGAGGGGATGGGGGTCCATTTCTCTTTCTTCGCCACCTTCACCATGCGCCGGTAACAGGCCGAAAAGCTTGGACGCTCCGGGCGCAGATAATCCGACATGAGAAAATCCCAGGCATCTTGACTACATTCCGAAAGCTGTTTGCTGGCGGTCGAAGACGGCGCTAGCGCAGCAAGCCAGTCAGCGCGGCTGACATGGTGCACCTGGGCGCGCCAGTTGTAGATTGAAGCGCGGCTTACCCCGTATTTGCGGACAGCGACCTTGAGCGCGCTTTCCATATCAACCGTCACCCCGGCCCGGAGCAATTCTTCGACAAAAGTGAGGACTTCCAGGCGCTTTTCACACTCGGCTTTAATGTCCTCCGAAAGGGCATTAAAACGCGCCCAAAGCGCCGCTTTCTTTTCGGCCTCGGCATCGCGATCGTCATTGGCGGGTGCGCTGTGCACCACCAGAAGGCGAGTGCGGGCAGACTGTGGCAGAAGATCAATATGATATTCCCATCCGCCGCCACGGCGTTCGGCCTTGCGCGCCTTTCCCTCAATATGTTTCCAGCCCGAATTTTTGGCGAGAAGATCCATACCTTGTTGTGTTTGCGGCAGTCCGGGCAACTTGTGCGCCGCCAGTTCGGGGATCGTGAACCATTCCTTCATGGTTGCCCCCGGCGCTTCATATTGACGGGCACCGACATGAGCTTTTTGAGCTTCACCTTCAGTTCCCGTTGCTGCTGCTGGACAGCGGCGATCTCTGCAAGGCGCACCTCATCGCCTTCCAGAAGCGTCAGGCCATCTTCGGAAACCACCATATCCCAAAGCCAGACCGCGCCGGTAGCCCGCACAAAAGCCTTGAAGCGAACAAGGCTGATATCGTGGGTCGCCCGGCTTTCCGCCGTATAGGCGTCAAGGGCTGCTTTGGTCAGGTTCGGAATGCCGAGATATTGCGCCATGCGAGCCGCAATCACCGGGCGTTCATAAGGGCACTGCCGGATTGCCTCCGACATGGCGCGGCGCAGCTTGGAACGGAACCGCGGCAGATCAATCTGTGACGCAGGTGCACGGACCGGAAACATATCATCCGCAAAGAAATCAAACTGATCGGGATGGAGCTTGCTCATGCCGCATCCTCCTGGGGAATGACCGCGCCGATATGCGCGAGGATGCGTGCTTGCGTTTCAGGGCTGGCGTCATCCCAAAGCTTGACGAAAGTAGAAAAGATAACTGCCTGCCTGTCCGGCGCGACAGCGCGCGGCGTATCGTCAATCAGCTGCAAGGCCCGCTTTATGTCGCCTTCCTCGCGGAAAGCAATCGCAGCACGGCGTTGCATGGCGGGTTCCAGCTTGGCGAGTTTCAGCAATGCAGACTGGTTATCGGCAATATCTGTTCCGCGCACGGCGTCTCGCACGTCCGGGTGGAGATGCTGTGCGATCTTGTTCAAGAATTCGATTGAACGCTTGGAAACACCAAGGCGGTCGGCCACATGCTCGGAAAAGCTGACGCCACCAAATAACTGCGAAATGTTTTCGCTGTTTTTTGGGCGACCTCCCAAGGGGTTGATTGCCCCATGCTTCTCTTCCCAAAGCTCCCGATACGATTTCACAAAAGCCGCGCGATCAATCACCGAAAGCTCATTGCGAAACAGGTTTTCGGTGATTTCCTGCAGCGCTGCTTCGGTCTTGTCCGCTTCGACAATCAAAGCGTCGATTTCATCATCACCGTTGATTTCCACGGCGCGCAAACGGTGCGCGCCAGCGATCAGAGTGTATTTTCCGCCCTTGGCATTCGGCGTAAAACGCACCGTAACGGGGTTTAAAAGCCCATGTTCTGTGATCGAAAGGGCAATCGCCTGGGCATGATCTTCCTCGACGGCGCGAAGCCTGTCGGAGACCACAATATCGGCTATGGCAATACGCTTAAACTCGGCCATTATGCTGCTGCCTTCTCAAGTTCTTGTTCAAAAAGGTTCCACGCCAGCGTTGCCATGCGACGGTATGCGTCCTCAAAGGTCACACGCTCAAGGCGACGATCAATGGTGCGGATGGCAAAGGCGATGGAAGTGCGCTTACGCGCCTGCATCATCACGATGCGCCGCTTGGGCACACCGAACCGCGTGGCAAGAATGTGGATGGCGATCTGCCGCGCCAGCATGGCGTCAAACCACTCGTGCGGCGGATCGATGATGTCACGCAGCGCAAGATGCTGAAATCCACCTTGCTGCACCGCCGCATAGCAACATGCAAGCATGGTCTGGAGGCGTTCTTCCTCGGAAAAGGGGTTGAACATGGTTCACCCCGCTATCTGCCGGATCATGGTGGCCGTGACCGCCGCAATAGCGGAAACGATGATCCAAACGACCGGGTAGACCGCGACCATGCGGGTGACGTTGAGGCGCAACCCACAGCAATTTTCCATAGCAATTTTGTCATTGAGTTTCGGCATTGTGTGCCTCTCGTTTTTGAGTGATTGTCTGGACTGTGACGCGGCCGGAACCGGAGATATGACAGCCGGACGGACCTTCCTTGCGAGGGAGTGCTCTTTCCGTCTTGCCGGCTCTGCCGGATGGCAAAGGCTAGGACATTCCCCAACTGGCCGCGTCACGCATCATCACGCAGCGTCCTTGTGGGGAATGGGGGCAGGCTTGCCGCGTGACGATCTGGAAGGGTATTCAGAAACGTGAATGCGATTCCGCTTCTTCGGATAGCGATCGCAAAAGACAACCTCGACCGGAAAGCCCAGCACGTCAGCTATGGCACGTTCGGCGGGTTCGTTGGGGCGGGTCCAGATATTCTTGACCCCAGACAAGGATAGTCCATAGTCCTTGGCTATGCCCGCAAGCGTCTTCTTCTGACGGCGCAGGCGGGAAAGTATCTCGTGACGGTCCCATACAACGGAGTCTGTCATGGGTTTCTCCTCAAGAAGCGGATGTTGGCCCATCCGCTTTTTGTTGGTTCGTTTGGTGCAATTGTTGCCGGTAATTTCCGGCGACCAAGATAGGGATAATGCAAAATTCGGGAGTTGTAAACTCGAATTTTGCATTAATTGGTGTTGGCTGTGGCTAGACCTGAAACGGCTAAGACGCCGCTTGCTGCGCGGCTACGCGAAGTTCGAAGGGCAGTTGGAGACATTTCACGTGCTTCCTTCGCGGATCAGCTCTCAATCAGCGAAAAGACGTTGGGGAATTATGAGAGAGGAGACAACGAGCCTACGGCGTCGGTGTTGGCAGCTTATCAATCCGTGATGGGTACAAACCTACATTGGATCATCACTGGCCAAGGCAACATGTTTGAGCCTGATAGATCGCCAGCTCATAAGCTTCCTATCATCGAGCCATTATTAATGCGCAAGTTGGGAGAACTCGTGGATATGACCTTCAGGGAAGAGAGGGGACGAATCCGCGATCTCGATCTCGTTGTTGAAACGGGCAACGCCTACAACGATCTTCGCTCCCTGGTCGATGACCTGACTGATACGGAAGCGATTGAAGAAGCTCTGCCGCTCGTTAAGCGGCGATTAAAAAAGAGGTTGGCCGACACTGCAAACAATCCTGCCAATCGTAAACACTCGGCTTGATTGTTGTGCGCACGCCTAAAGAAGTCGAGCGAACGCGACTCCTCGTCGGGCAGAACGATGAATGATTTTCGGAAAAGCTGCCCCCAACTTTAAAAGCCCTGCGCTCGTCTACAGGCCGAAGCGACAGGGTTCAAATATAAAAGACGGTATTCCCCATCTACATCAAAGCGGGTATCACATTAGCTGTCGATACCCGCCATAGGCGAGCAAACTGGCGACAGCTACTTGCATCTTAAAATCAGCCTTATTTTGAAAGGGAAATAACATAACACATTGTTATTAAATATATTTTTATCTGAAAAACCAAAGATGCAAGAAACTTGCATCTTAAGTTTTCCTCTTGCCCGTATTTTCGGTCGATTGGGCAGGCGGCCTTAAAAGGCTTTATTTTGCTACGCTATCAATAAAATCAATGATTTGAGGACGCTTAAAAGGAATTGGGGCGGTTTTTAGCGACCCTTTTAGCGGTTAGCCTGGTTTCAGCCGTCTAAGGCGACTATTGCTTGATTTCTGGCTAGCCCGGTGTCAAATTCACCTTGTCGCCAATCTCCGCTGGCCACCAATTAATCCCTTGAATTACCTCTGATTTTCACCAGTTCTCGGATATTCCCGGAAATTCCCGTCTACTGCAAAAGGTAGTGTCAAACTACATAGACAAAATCAAAATTTCTAAGCGGATGTTTAGGGATCGTTTGAGGGGCATTTAAGCCCCGTCAAATCAGTCACCATGATTTCAGGAAATTGTCTGCCCTACTCTTATCGTTCTGATAGCGCTCTTGGGTAGGCGACGGTTCAACGGTCAATCCGTATCGGCTTCCGCGCAGACAACATCTCGTTATCCGCCAAATCCACTCTCGGCAATGGGCAGCTTTAAGAGTGCGCCACGCATACGCTGCAGCCAGACTGACCACCCTGTTACCCGCTGCGTCGGATCGGTCCAGCCGATCGACCATATAAAGTCAGTGCCCGGCACAAAGGCTTCCGCATTCACCATAGAGGTCGGCAAGCCCACCTCAACCGTCCTGATTTGTACCAGAATGAAGTTAGACAGTGCGCCGACCTTCACGTACATGAGACGGATACCGGACAAACACTAGGCCCGTGCCAGTGTGAAGGTTTGTGCCAACGGATCACGACCGGTGCCCCCCCATCACTCAGTGCGCCATGGATGCGCTTGCTCAGTGGATGGTGCGGCTTGGCGCGAACGGAGTGAAACGCCTACCCAGATGTGAGCGCCTTGAGCGAAAGGCATCGCGGCAATCTAATTATTGTTACTGTTGCCATTATCCGGCTCGCTCAACTGCGCTTGGAGAAGATCAGCGAGATATTCTTCCATGGGATTGAGATCAAGGTTGCCTGCATGCCAGGCGCGGTCCGTTTCGCGTAGCGCTTCGTAATATGGCTGTCGATTCTCTCGAATACGCTCCGGCACTATTTTTTTGCCCGGCAATAACACCCCAGATCTCGCACATAGAAGATAATAACAAACAGCTCGCGCAGTACGTCCGTTGCCTTCAATGAAAGGATGAATCCAATTAAGGCGCCACAATCCGTAACCTGCAAGCTGTGTAGGGGTAAGATTGTGCCAGTTCTCATGGATAAAAGATACAAACCTATCCATCAGTTCAGGAACACTGTCAAAATGCGGAGGAATATGGTTGCCAACGTATATTGGCTCTTCTCTGAATCTGCCGCCGAACTGAGAAATACCGGCCACTGCAGCATGATTAAGCGTCCAAAGCATATACTTATCGAAAGCCTGCGGACCCTGTGCAATGCCTATTTCAATGAAATTTGTTAAGAGATCATATTGGCGAAGGAGATTTTTCTCTAGTAACGCTTCGTACAGGTTGGGATTTTGGTTCTCAGTAACTAACATGGCCCCTCCGAACATGCCAAAGCCTGCCCTCACGGGCAGGCTTCAATAAAGCGCCTTATTAAGCTTGTACGAGACGTACACTCTTAGACGCAATCCGCGCCGACTCTTTGGTAATTCTGGATCCGACTGGCGCATTGCCATAAGCAAAGCTAGCTCGTTGCTCCATTAGCTGTTCGTCTGTAACACCGTGCTGCCGCGCATGCTCTAAGAGTCTATCTAGTTCCGGCCTCTGAGGAGCTGGTGTAATAACTGATTTACGCACAGCCATATTCTATCTCCCGTCTGATTTTAGTGAACGCACAAAGCAGTTAACACTCTCTTACTGTGAACAAGAGAATCCGCCTTTTTATGATTGGCGGTGCCATACAACGCCCTACATCAAAGCGCAATCACAGATGAAGAGTAATTGCTTTGCCCGACACATGCCAAGTCATATAGTCATTAAAAATGTCATTTTTTATATCGAGGGTGAAAATGACACACCTAAGTGCACCCGTTTGTGTCCGCATATATAGCCAAATTTTCCGCAAGCAACAATAGCCTAACAGCGCGATTGCCATTTCCCGCTGTAAATTCAATATTTTATAATGATAGCCTGAAAGTGAAATTGGTACGGTCGGTTGGAGTTGAACCAACGACCTCAGGAGCCACAATCCTGCGCTCTAACCAACTGAGCTACGACCGCGTACCTTTTTGCCAGCAGGCTGATGCTTGTGCATCGCTGACAGGGGGTCACATACGGAGAATCGATCCATATTGCAAGTGATTATAGCGTTCTTTTTTCAAGAAATCCCCGTTTGGATCACGTCTTCGTAAAATGCGAAGAATCCCGGTTACTTTCTGTTATGCATGGTTGCGTTCAGCCGCGACAAACCACAGATCATGTAAAATTGGCTTTCCCGCATTAACTAATGAAAGAGAAAATACAGCCCATACCGAAGGGCAATATGGACCCGCGACTGCAAGAAGCTTATTAACGAGACGTTAAGGAGCGCTGCGGGCGGTCGAAAAAACAGGTAAGGACCGTATGTCAGGATCATACCCCTTCATCGATATTGCCGCGCTGGATGCGGTCCGCGAAGGCTTTGCCAGAGGCGATGCGCAGCTTGTGCTGGCGCATGATCTCTCGACCGTGCTCTGGGTCAACGGGCCCGGCGCAAAGCTTTTCGGCTATAATCGCGTAGAAGACCTGATCGAAGGACAACTTGATCTGCCCGTCGCCACGCGCCGCCAGATTGCGGCCTTCAGCAGTGAAAACACCAGCGCGCCCAGCGCCGTCGCCGTGCGGCTGGGCGGCGGCTTGCGCTCCGAGCTGACCCACCTTCACGTTTCCAATATCAAACTGCCTGATGGCGTCGCCGCCCTGCTGGTTGCAACACAAATGCCCGATAACAGCGCCGAAGCAGCCATTTCCGGCCTTGGTGATGACAGCACCCATATCGCGCTGGTGGATGCGGTTGGGAAGGTCGTTGCAGCAAGCCCGCGTTTCGCCTTGCTCGATATTTCCGCTTCCACGCTGGAAGACCTGATTGTCGAGGCCGGAGACGCTACAGACCGCATCGTCAAGCGGCGCATTCGCACCGGAAGCCATTCCGTGCCCGGCGCTATTGCCCGCCTGACCGACACACCGGCCTTGCATCTTCTTTGCATCGTCGGCGACGCCCCAGCCCAGTTCCAAACCGCGGCTGAAGCTGTGCCCCTGCCTGACAATGCGGAAGCGGTTCTGGAAGAGATCCTCCCCGAACAGAGGGATGCCCCTGCACAACAAGCGCAAAAAACCCATACCGAACAGCCCGGGCCGAAAACCTTTGCCTTTGACCACGATGCACCGCCTGCCCGCTTTATCTGGAAAGTGGGCCCAGACGGCACATTCAGCGAAATTTCGCCCGATCTTGCCGCAGTAGTCGGGCCGAATTCCGCCGATATCGTCGGGCGGCGTTTTTCGGATGTGGCCAATGTCTTCGGTTTTGATACCGATGGCAGCATCGCAGCACTTCTGCTGGAGCGAGACACCTGGTCGGGCAAGCGCCTGCTGTGGCCGGTGGAAGGCACACGCCTGCGTGTGCCGGTGGAACTCGCAGCCCTACCCGTTTATTCGCGCGACCGCGAATTTCTCGGTTTCCGCGGCTTCGGCATCGTGCGCCCGGCGGAAGCCGAAGCTGACCCGGAAGAAATAGGCTTGGCGCTTGCCGGCGGTATTCCGCAAAACCGCAAGCCCCGGAAAGAGCCTGCCGAAACCGCCCGCATGGTGGGAGAGGACGATGTTCTGGCGCTTTCCGAAGAAGTAGCCAATGACGACCAACCCGCTGCCGTTCTGCCGAAACCGCCGCTCGACATTACACCGACGCCCGGCCGTCGCGATTCCGACAAAGTCATCAGCCTGCTCAATTCCTGCGCGCAGGAAAAAGTGGCGGCCGATCAGGCAAAGTTCCTGAAGGAAAAGGAGCGCGCAGCACGCCCGGAAGGCGGGCTTACGAAAACCGAGCGCAATGCATTTCGCGAGATTGCCGAGCGCCTGCGCAAGCAGGGCCTTGCCAATACACGCGCCGAGAGCGAAACGCCCGTTTCCGAAACGTCATCCATCGAGCCGGTTGAACCAACGCCGCCTGTAAAGACACGCCCGGCACCGGAACTGATCCAGCCAGACGAAACCGCGCTGCTCGCCAATCTGCCGGTACCGGTCATCATTCATTCGGGCGATGCAATCCATTACGTCAATCAGGCGCTTCTCGACATCACCGGCTATGAATCGCTGGACGATATTCGCGGCGCAGGTGGGGTCGATGTGCTGTTCAACAGTGAGAGCGACGATGGCGAAACGCGCCAGAGCATGGTTCTGCGCCACGCCGATGGCAGCGAGGAACCGGTCGATGCCCATCTGAACGCAATTGCATGGCGCGGCGGGCGCGCACTGATGTTGAGTCTGATGCCGGTTACCGCCGCCGACCTCCCCGCCCCGGCCGAACTGCCCGCTGCCAGTGATGATGAGGAAAAGCAGGCGCTCGAAGCCCATGTGGAGGAACTCAAAACCATTCTCGACACGGCGACCGATGGCGTCGTTCTGATCGACCCGGAAGGCCGCATCCGTTCGATGAACCATTCCGCGTCCGCCCTGTTCGGCTATGAGCGCGACGAGGCGGAAGGCAAGTTTTTCTCCATGCTTTTCGCCATCGAAAGCCAGCGCGCGGCGATGGATTATCTGCACGGGCTTTCCGGCAACGGGGTTTTGAGCGTTTTGAACGACGGGCGCGAAGTCATCGGGCGCGAGGCCAAGGGCGGCTTTATTCCGCTGTTCATGACAATCGGCAAGCTTCCGCATACGCGCGGGTTCTGCGCTGTGCTGCGCGACATTACGCAATGGAAGCGCACCGAGGAAGAACTGACCAATGCACGCAAGGAGGCCGAGCGCGCCTCCAACCAGAAAACTGAATTTCTGGCGCGCATCAGCCATGAAATCCGCACGCCGCTCAATGCGATCATCGGCTTTTCCGAACTGATGGCCGATGAGAAGTTCGGCCCTATCGGTAATGACCGCTACCGGGATTATCTGCGCGATATCAACCGTTCCGGCAATCATGTGCTGGCGCTGGTAAACGACCTTCTGGATATTTCCAAGATCGAAGCGGGCGCGCTCGATATGCAGTTCGAGGCGGTTTCGCTCAACGATGCCATTGGCGAAGCGATTGCGCTGATGCAGCCGCAGGCCAATCGTGAGCGCGTCATCATCCGCTCCAGCTTCCAGTCCAACCTGCCCGACATCGTTGCCGATAGCCGCTCGATCAAGCAGGTGGCGCTGAACCTGCTTTCCAATGCCGTGCGTTTTACGGCTCCCGGCGGACAGGTGATCGTCTCGACGAGCTATGAGCTGAACGGCGACGTGGTGATGCGCGTGCGCGATACCGGCATCGGCATGAGCAAGAGCGAAGTGGAACAGGCGCTGAAGCCTTTCCGCCAGATCAATGCGCTGGAGCGCCGCAAGGCCGAAAGTGCGAAAGACTGGCGCAACGAAGGCACCGGGCTGGGCCTGCCGCTGACCAAGGCCATGGTGGAAGCCAACCGGGCGCAATTTGCCATCGATTCCAACCCCGGCCAGGGAACCGTGGTGGAGATCGTCTTCCCGCCAACCCGCGTTCTGGCTGATTGA